AGAATATTCTTCTTTCAGGCGCTCTTACTATTCTATAAATAACAACAGCATCCTCAATCATTCTTAATTGATTGACAGGTTTGATTGCCTTATGTAAATGACCCATAACCATATTTTTAGTTTGGTCAATTACACCTGATGTACAGTAAGTAATTGAATCAGCAGAAATCTTTAAACCAGCATTTGAATTACCCGCTGATACTCCTTTTTCATTGTAGACAAACCATTCGGCCGTTGTTTCTACAATCTCAATTCCTTTACCTTTTGAATCTCTTTTTTTAGCGACCTCACGAACCTTTTTAATTTTTCGGGGATCAATATATCTTATTTCTGTGAGTCCTTTTCTTGGACTTAATGGGTCAATAACTTTGTGAAAGTAAATACGACCATCAACATACCATCTTCTGAATATGTCATGTCCCTTTTCATCAAAGTTCATTAATCGCATAACTTCGTCAAATTCATCACGAATTTTTGTTTTAATCTTATCTGATATTGATAATTTGTCTAGTGATACAGATACTGAAGTATCTCTTTCATCCGAAACAATAACTTCGTTGATGATATCTTCAACAGCCATATCACATTCTGGGTGTTGAGCAATTTCACGATATCGTCTAATTAAATCAATATCATTTTTTGCAGTAACTTCCATATCCATGTATTGGCCAAAGTGTCCGCCAGCAGATATGGTTGTTGTACCGTCATCAGGAGAAGCGACAGTAAACGCTTGTTTTGCTTCTGCCGGCTTCTCCTTATCGTTATTTCTCGTTATTTGGAATCCAAGTAATTCTACCATATTATATTTCCTTATAACTTATTTGTTTATTATGTAGTCGTATCTGTTTCAAAATACTGATATGTTAACGAACATCCAAATTCTTCAACAGCATTATTAGTACTGTAAGACAATGCAATATCGTCTAAAGAAGTTGGAAATGCGCCTCTTAAAGTATATTTTTTTAGAGTTGCACCGTTTCTATCCAAATGGTCAACGAATATATCAACTTGATAGTCAACAGGATTTGTTAATCCTTCGTTGTCTGTCATATTGTTCATGCCGTTAAACCATCTTTCAAATGCTTTATACAATTTGAAGTTAGTATCGTTTATTATAGTTACAGACCACGGATTAAATGTTCTGTCCCCAGCAATATTTAGTACACGACCTCTAAACGGAACAGCCACACTTGCGAGTGTTTGTCCTGGAATAGATGTTGCAGTACATAAAAACGCTAGGTCTGATGTTTCTCCACCAACAGAAGCATAACCAGGAAAAGGTAAAGTTACCTTAAACTGATTGGCTCTTGCACCGCCTCCGGATAGTCGAGCTTTAAAATCATTAATATTAGCCATATTTTATTCTCCTTTCTATCTGTTAAGCGCCTGCTACTTCTGAAAAGGCAACGCCTGTTCTAGTAGCAATAAAGTTAAGTTGGATGAAGTTAATAGAACGAGCAGGTTTGATAAAGATATCAGCCCTAAATTCATTTCTATCAATTACATCGCCTGTGTTGTTTGAATCATCACACACAACACTAAAGTCCGTAATACCTCTACGACCTTGTACATCTCTCAAAAACGGTTCTACAAGATTTCTAAATTGCGCTCTTGTAAATTCATCATTGAACTCAAAGAGTTGAAATTTAGCAGATGTAGAAATTGCTTTCTCTAGAACAATGAATAATCTTCTTACATTGATTCTATCAAACGCACTTGGTTTTGATTGAGCAGTTTTATCACCAAACAATACAGTTCCTTGTCCAGGAAAAGATGTTACAGGATTTACTCTTGCTTTGTAGAGGTCATCTCGTTGAGTTTGGTTTGGATTAAAGGCAAGTTTTACTGCACCTCTAATTTGTCCACGATTAAACCCGCCTGGTGAAAACCATGGGTCTGCAATATTATCAGTACGAGCACATAATCCTGCTATATCTCCGTTCAAAGGAACATATCTATAAACATCATTATATCTATCGTACATATACTTGTAACCACTATCAATAACAGCATAAGATGTTGATGGTAAACCATCAGCAAATGCTTTTACATTAGCCGTTTGCGAAATTGCGTTTGTAACATCAACAACATCTGTTCTAGCAGGTGAAATAAATGCCACACAATCTTTTCTTGAAGTTGCAATATCCATAACAGCAGTTGCTTTTGTGTCGCCAGTAGCATCATCACTTGTTTGTGAAGGACCACATAATAGTAAACTTAAATCAACATTTTCTGTATCATTAAATTTTTCATATCCAGTTGCAAATTCAGCGTTAGTGATTGTATAATCATCTGCACCGCCTGAAAGTGAAGAACTAGATACTACATATGCATCCCCAACTGTATTATCAAAAGTTTGACCTTTTTTAGGAAGTCCGTCTGATAAAGTTGCAAGGTGGTCTGCCCAGTAAACATAAGCAGATTGATTATAGATTACATTTGGATAATAGTTACTAGAACCTTGTGCTGTTTTAGCGTCAGTTGCCTGTGATACGCTTTCAAAAGTTTCTAGGATTGTTCCAGTAGTTCCTGTAATCTCACCATCTTCATCTGCTACTACAATATGCATTTCGTCTAAAGATCCACCAGCATTTGATACATCATCAGTAGTAGTTGGTGGGTTAGAAAATTGAAAGAAATATTCCCATCTTCTTCTAATTAAAGCATTATCAACAACAGCGTGTCTTAATCCGCCAGTTTCTGTAGTGCCTGTTGCAGTATTAAATCTTGCAATAGTTAATACATGAGTTGAGATTCCAGTAATTTTATAATAAAATCCAGAAGGTGTTGCTGTGAAAACAGTAGCATCTCCAAATTCTAGTATGTCACCAACTTGCAATATTGAGCCATCATCAACAGTAATTGTTGTGTCGCCAATTGCTGCAGAAGCGTCATTTACAGCACCTGTGCCAGCAGCACCTGTACCTTGTGGTCCAAAAGCAGTTGAGTTTGTACATACAGAAATTTTTAAACTATTTCCTAATGTACCGGGTTCTCTTGCTGCCCATGGTCCTATGTTTGTAATTGTACCTGCACCTGAAGCGGTTAGGTAATTATCAGTATAGTCCGATGTATTTTTTATTAAGACAGCAGTACCAGTTTGAACAGCATTAACACATCCTGTTATTGGTCTTACTACCTTCAGATTATTTCCGTATCCTAAAAAATTTGCAGCCGTAAACCATTGTTCAAAGTTATCAGCATTTGGTTTACCAAAGTTATCAACCAATTCTTTTTCAGATGAAATAGTTGTAATTTCATCAATTGGTCCTTTTTCTGCACAGATTACTATTCCGCCGCTGCTTGTTGAAACAGCAGGAATAATATTCGTTAAATCCTTTTCAGTTACGAGAACGCCTGGTGATACTTGAAAAGCCATATTTTGTTCTCCTTAATTAAGTTTATGTTATAACCCTTTGTTGATATTTATATGTTAGAGAAACTCTACTATTCTCCTTTGCGATATGTTACAGGTTGCCAAAGTACTCCAGCGTCATCAAAAAACGAATTATTGCGACCTTCGGGGTCATCAAGTCCGTTATCAATAAATCCAAAAGGTGCCATATCTGCTTCAAGAGCATTCTTTTGATCGGCAAACATCTGTCCTCGAACATCTACATCAGTTAATTCTTTAAAATATCGTTGATTTGCTAACCATGAAAATATAACTAAACACATCACAAGGTCATCTGTAGCACCACTTTCAGCTTCAAAAGATTTTCCTTTAGAAATAAAAGTGGATAATTCTGAAATAATATCGAAGTCGTTAATAATCAACTTATCTCCTTCAATTAAACTTTTGAGATTAGATGTTCCAATTCTTTTGGTACCTTTCGTCATTCTCAAACCTAATTGATTACCTCTACCACTAAAACCCCCTCCTAATACCTGTCCAGAGCGCCCTCGTTGCGTTACCATCATCATGTTGTCGTATTCTATCTCAAATTGTAAATTGTCCGCCACCTGTTGTCCTAGATCATTTATCTCGACAAGTATGAAGGCGCTGTTATAAGTTTTTGCTACTCTCTCTATGATACTTGGAAAGACAAGTGGTTTAATATCATTATCTCTGTACTTTGCAACAATCTTATATGGCGATTTTGTAACATCTAAAACAACAAATGCTGAGTAATCACTAGAGATACCTCTTGATACATCAACTGTCATTACATATAGATTTTTTTCTTTTGGCATTTCATAAACATCTAAACTACCACTTCGTTTTGGATTAACAACAGCCATTGTTTTTATTTTACTTGAACTAATAAGTGTATCGACACTACCGAGAAACTCACATTCAAACTCTGTTTGAAATTGTGATTCACTAGTGTTTCTTATTGTCTGTTCTTTCCATGCCTCATCACGACCTGGTACTTCGCTCCAATGCACTTCAACAGGTGCATAATCATTTCGTTTATTAATAGAATCCATCCACATTTTATAAAACATATTCATACCATGTGGTGTAGATACTATCATTACCTTTGATGTTTTACCAGATGATATTGTAGGATAAACTGAACTAAAAAATTCTTCGGCTATATTGTTGGGTACATAGGCGAACTCATCTAGGAATATTATGTTAAAGGTACTACCACGAACAGCACTAGAAGAAGTACTTGCCGCTACAATTCTACTTCCGTTTTCTAATTCGATTGAACCTTTGTTCCAGTTG